AGGGACACAGAGACGACTAGATGTAGTATCCCAAAGTCACCATAGGCACAACATATAGTGATGTCACTCACCTAATGTATCACCTCAGGTCACACCATAGGTCAGACTTTAAGGCTAACCATAGGGGAATGGCCCACCATAGGTGGACTGAAAGAGGGCCTACGGGGGAACTCGGAGTGTTTACCCTATGAGATAGTCACTCAGATTTTTCTGTAGATTCTTAAAGGGACCTTCGGGTCAGACCGAGCGTAGCTAGTGCTACTCAAGGCCACACTCAAGGGTAGGCCACACCTAAGGTGGACCAATAGAGACCCTGTGTGTAGAGCCTCTAAGGGTTGTACTTTAAGTGGAACAAGGTAGAGTCTTTATCCTACCGCAGTGACACTTAAAGGGTGCGCCTAGCGGCGAAGCATTGCGTTAATCAGTGCAAGAGACCAGAGAGCAAACGAGAGCTTCCAGTTGGGTGATGTCGCCAGTAAGAGTTGTAACACCGAGGGCAGCAGCAAGTACCAGCAGAAATCGGTAGGTCACTCTGTGCCGCAGTAACGTTAACAGTAAGCGGAACATAGTGTCTCCTCCTTATCAGTGGTCTTAGTGTGGAGGGTAGTTATGATAATAACCCTCATACATGAAAGAAGACTCAGGGCCTACCTAAGGACTCTATGCGTTAACTCTGTGTCAGTATGCATAGTCAGTCTGAATAGTTACCTTAGGTAGTCTTTGGGTCATCTCTCCCTATAGTGAGTCGTTAATAAACTCATTGATTTCATTGAACTTTGTGAGCGACCATCCGTGGTCTTATCGTGCATCCTTATGCAGACTTAATGCATAATTACCATTCGATAAACTGCATACTGTCCCCATCGTCCTCGTAGTAGAAGTCCACACCCTCAGAGCGAATCATGCGGGCAGACTCACCGCCAGTCAAAGGCTTCTCCATGTGCGCCTCAAGGAACGCCTCCATGACCTCAGCTTCGACCTTATGGCTATCTAGCTGCATCGACTCGCGGAGGAACTCTACGCCTAAGGCCAGAGCATCCAGTCGGTCATCGTGAGCCAGAGCGCCCTTCTCGCGGGTGATACGAGTCATCTGGTAGAACAGTGAGTATCGAACATCGTGCTTCCCATCGGAGTCACGTGCTGTCTGGTAGTCCTGTCTAATCACATCATCATGGATAACCAAGCGGTGACTTGCAAGTACAGGCTCAAGGGTGTCGCAGATACGCAGTTCCTTCATACCACGTGCACGAATCTCTTCGAGTTGTGCTGGGTGATACTTGAGAAGGATAGGACTGAACACCTTACCAAACATACCATCCCCGAAGTTACTCTCAAAGACCACAGTCTGAACCTTCCACTGTTTGGCTTTCTTGGCGAGTGCCTCAAGCGTCTTATCGGAGTACCCATCGCGGAAACCTCCCGACTCCATCAGGTAGATGTAGCCGTTGAGTGTGAACAACACTGCATAACCAGTCTCATCCTTACCGCGACCGCTTGGGTCAATCACTAGGATGCGCTGCTGGTACTGTCCAGTGTTCTGGGACGATGAATGATAGCTATGAATGTCATCACCCTTAAGGCCCACGTTAGGAAGGTCCTGTAGCTGGTTCTGACGGTTCGGTAGCCATTGGTAGTGCATTGGGGCTTTCTCTGGGTCCATCGCCGCTACGATAGCATCACGGAGCCTCAGAGGGTACTTCTCGGCATCACTCAGGTTCGGGTTTAACATGAACTGTAGAGTAAAGCCAGCCTTGCCGTACTCCAACTCACGCTCGCGTAAGTCATCAAGGTCAAAGCGTACAGGGTCTGTTGGTTGACCCATGAGGAACTCGTAGCCTTCTGTATATTCTACTCGCAGCATAGGCGCTAAGCGGTCCCCATAATACATGTCCTCTTCTTTACTCCGAGGATAAAGAGCAGGCCAGATGATAGTCGTGTACCCACGGTTATCTTCCAGTTCCTTATAGAGCGTCATCTCGGTCTGTGGTGTGCCCAGATAGATAACACGTGAAGTCGGCAGAGGCTTGAGCAGAGCGGCAAACTCTTGCACCAGCGTCCACAACTTATCGCGTGCACCAGTGGTGGCACTGTTACCGGGAATCTCCACGTCATCGGCAATGATGATGTCTGCACGACTACCTGTTAACTGACCCGTGATACCTACAGACTTAACCGAAGGTGAGTGGTCAGGACGGGCAGGGCCAACATCGAAGCTAATCACAGAGTCACGCTGACCGGGGCGAGGCTTTAGCTCACTCAGGAAAGGCAGAAGGTCGATGATGTTCTTGATGAAGATGGAGTTAGCGTCAGCACGTTCCTTTGAAGCTGAGACAATCAGAATCTTTAACTGAGGGTCACGCCATAGGGTCCACACAACGAACGCACAGGTGATGAATGACTTACCGATACCACGGAAAGCCTGTAGGATAAACTTCTTGTTGTCCCCATTCGCTAGGCACTTAGCCATGTCGATTTGACACTTGGTCGGCGCGGGGAGACCCAACGCCTTCCAGAGTACGAACAGGAACGCCACGAAGTCACCTTTGAGTTGCGCTATAACGAGCGCATTACGATTCTCTTGGGTAGACACGGGCGCACCTCCTTACAAGGCCAGAGATGATGGAGTACGGTTATTCACGTACCACAGTACGGTCAGCTTAGGGATAATCATAGTTAATTCTCCTTCTTGTTTTGTAGTTTACGAATAGTGTCTTGCAGTGCCTTCTCTTTCAGGTCAGCACTCTCAGTTATTCTGACAAGACGTTTAACAGTTGACTCGTGTAGTTCGACGGAGACATAAGACTCGCATCCACCACTAGGTCCTCTTGCGGAACCGGGCGCACAGGCGTTGACCCGCAGCCGCTTATTGTCACGGTTAAGGTCAGCAATAATCCTATCAGTGCTGCCTTCCAGCGCCGCATAGTCTTCTTGGTACTTCTGGCTGATAGCGTCGATTGCCCGCTGCTTGTCTTGCCTTGCTGCATCTTTCTTAACGTACTCATTTAGTGTTACCTCCTTCCATTCAGTGTCCTTGTTGTTTGACCCCAAGTACCACCCTGAGGTGAACAAGAGGCCAGCCAGTATCCAAGGAGCAGCTTTCTTTAAAAACTCCAGCATAATGCCTCCCGTCCTCTTTCAGATTTCACGTAGCGTTACCGTGAGTTGTGTTGATAATCCATAAAGACCACTAGATGTAGTGGCCTTGAGTATTACCATCAGTGACGATACAGGTCGTCATCTTGCAGACCATCAGGATTGACAGTCTTGTTGTACTCCTCCAGACCATCTGCCAGACCACCGAGGATGTTCTCATCAGGGGTCAGCTTGCCGATTTGGAACTTATGGCGCTCCAAGAGTTTGCCGATAGCGTTGTACAACTGAGGCGTGCGCTTCTCATCGTCCTGTAGGTCTTTGAGCATACGCTGGGCCATTTCCGTATCGAGCTTCTCAAGGAACCAAATGAGGGACTTATCGCTCATAGTGATTACTCCTTGTTTGCTTTCTTCCAATCAATAATCTTATCGACCACCTTGGCACCAATCTGAACCACTGTGTAGGCGATGGCTGCAACGTAGAACCATTCGTTGAGTGAGAGGCCCCAGAACAGGCGAGCCACCCCATCAGCACCAGCCACACCCGCAATGGGTGCAGCCTTAATGATTTCGTTGTTGAAATCGAGTGTCAACATTATACTTTCTCCTTCTCCAATTCCTGAACACGCTGGTCGAGGTTCTTAACGAGCAACATCAGGCCACCGATAATCTGGTTGGGGTCTGGAGACTGCATACCATCTGACAACACGTCAACCGCCTCAGGCCAGATACGAATGAGGTCCTGAGTGATGAAACCAGCACGGGAGTTCTTACCTACAGTCGTCTGCTCAACACCACGGTTGTCAGTCCACGTCTTGTCCTTGTACTTATAGGACACAGGGATGTACGACCGGATGATGTTCAGCATGTCACCAGCGTCGCGAACAACCTTGATGTCGTCCTTAAGTCGGCGGTCAGACGAGAACCAGCGGAAGCCCACTGAGTTGCCATCAACGTTACCCTCAAGGTAGTCACCACCACGTTCAGTATACAGCCGGACACCAGAAGGCGGCTTGGCGAACTGGTATCGGTCATTCAAGCAAGACCATAAAGAGCCACCTACTCCACCCCATAGCCCACCACCTAAGTTACCATCTCCAGCCAAGAACGCATTACCGTTACCTGAGTATAGGGTATTACCTACAATGTTGGCGTTAGCCTCCATGCGCGCCCCGCCACGGGTGAGAATATTGTTGGCGTAGATGTTACCGTCCTGAGTAAAATCGACACGACCCTTCTCAACTGAGTTGTTGGAGTTAACTGTACGGAAAACGAACCCGCCATCGCCACCACCTTGGTTATTCACAAAGGCAGCTTCACCACTAGAGTTTGACTCGTTCCATCCAATGTGGACACCTTGATGGTTCCCTATATGCATTGGGGTATTGTTCAGGTGAAGGCGATATAACTGGTTATACACGGTAGCGGCTGACGACTGGGTAATCCCTCCCTGCAACCAAGAGTTACCCGCGACTGTCATATTACGGTTTCCATAGATGTCGCGCTGGACCGTTAAGTCGATACCGAAAACACCATTCTCCTGAACCGCAAGCCCTTTACCAATATTAACGTGGCCTGTGGAAATAAGCCCACCTCCAGTGATGTTCTGGGTAGTCACGAGTGTACCTTTGAACCACACGTTTACACCTTTGAACCACACGTTTACACCTTCAACCCTGTCGATTGTACCAGCAAACTCATTCATGTTGCCCAGCTTGTCAGCCTCGGTCTTAGCGCGGTCAGCTTGCTTCTTGGACTCAATGGACCAAGTGTAGGACTCGACGTTTGACTGCTGTGAAGCAGCCGCACTCTGAGCAGCGGCAGCGGCACTTGATGAAGCAGCACCCTGAGAGTTAGCCGCAGCGGTCTTTGAGTTCTCCGCTTGGTTGCGGAACTGCTCGGCCTCATTGCGCCAGTACAAAGTGTTAGTCGCATTGCTGTCAGACTGGGACTTGAATACCTCGGCTTCATTGCGGAACTGGAAGGCTTCATTGCGGAACTGCAAGGACTCATTACGTGCCTGCCATGAGCTTTGGTTCATACGCTTGACCTGACCCACAGAGATTGCATCACCATCTGAAACACCATCCGCGAGGTTCACGATACGGCGACCACGGGCATCCAAGTGTCCATCGTTGTTCACACCAATCGTATCAGCCGTCAGGTCACGAGCCTCTTCGGCAACGTGCAGGGTCTGAATCTGAGAGATGTTCAGGTCGTAGGCACGCAGGATAGAACCATCGGTGAAGTCTACCAGTCGCTCTGTAGCGGAGGTGTAGCGGCGAATCTCAATCTGTTGGTATCCATCAGCGGGACCCCAAGCCTTTGTCGTGGAGATAATCGCCTTGGTGGCGAATCGGTACTCTTGGTTTAACACGAGGACCTTACGGTCAACGCCTATAAGTGTGACCTGTACGAACTTACGCGCAAGGTACTCGAACGGAATGTTGAAGTCAGTCGTTGAGCCATTCAGCGGGTAAGTCATAACGGTCTTGATGTTCGTAGCCATTACTGACCTCCTTCGTTAAGTTAGTTCGTAGGGAGCACGTGGAGTCTCTCCCTATAGTGAGTCGTTAATTCGGACGCTTGTCTTCCTTGATGTGGACACCATTGGCCTCATAAATCTTCATGATTAACTGCTGCGTCAGTGGGTCGTTAGGAACCAACTCACGGGTAGAGTTCATAAGCCCAGTCATGTAGTCACGCTCAGTTGGCTTGTTAGGTGCAGTGAGAACACCCGCAGCGTTATACACTGAGGAGACCGCAGAGCCAACCCAACCAATAGCCGGGACCTGACCGCCAAGACTGCCCATGAAGTTAGATGCGGCCTCACGGGATGTCATCGGCTTGCCCTTATCGCGCTTAGGTTCTTCCTTAGGTAGAATCGTAGAGCGGAGCATGTTGGCCTCATTGAATCCAGCAGCACCAGCAATCATGGAAGGGATACTGAATGGAGCACCCAGATGAGAACTACGGGTCAACGCGGCGTAGCCCAACATGGTCGGGTTAAGCGCCTTCTTGAGGTAGTCCTTCTGTTGATGGTCCGGGAGACCAAGAGCCTTCACATGGGCCTGCATAGCGAAGTAGCCACCAGCGATTCCCAGAGAAAGGATGTGGGTCAACGCCATGTCAATACCGCGAGAGTTCTTAGTGGCCTCGTAGTAAGACCGAACGAACTTCGAGTTCAGTGACTTGATGGTGAAGTTCTTAAACTGCATGAACATCTTCACGCCAGCACCATACGCATGGGAATCCTGAGAGGACACCTTGTGCGGGCGAAGCATGGTCTCATCAGCCACCTTATCGGCTAATCGCCACAGGTCCATACTGCGAGGGTCCTGACTGAACGCCTTCTTGTCCTTGATGGTGAACTGCCCTGAGGCATCTCGCACAGCGTGGTCTCGGAAGAGGGACTTGATACCAGCCCACTGTTCCTTAGAGATACTCGCTGATTTCAGGAAAGCATCGGTGCCGAACTTCGACCCTTTGCCACCTAAGGCTGCACCTGCCACATCTCCAAGCACGCCCTGACGGGCTGCATCCAGAAGGTAGTTGGCTGTACCGTTCAACATCTTGGTCCACGGAGAACGCGCAGAGAGTTCCTGTGTGCCATACTTCAAGGTCCCCACAATGTTAGACATCACGACACTGGTATCAGAGGCTTCACGCATACGTTGCACAATGTCAGCACGGCCCGGACGAATAAGCTGGTCCAGTTCCTTACCGAACAACGCACCGTGGATGTCCTTGAGTTCCTTACCGCTAAGTGGGCCCTTCTTGAATGCAAGGTCACGAACTGTAGGAATCCCGTGGAGCATCGCCTTGACGTTACCCTTAGCCAACATCCCAGCAATCTCAGTGACGTTCTGAGGGCCCATGTAGAAGTTCTTAGCGAAGAACGTTAGGTCATTCAGTCCACGAATCATCGTCTCGAACGCTGTGTCGTTGTTACGACGAGCACGTCCAGTCAGAATCTTCACGGTATCCTTGAGTGCTTCCACCTCGCCTTTCATCTTACCGTTACCCTCAGACTTCTTGTCTAGTGCCATGATGGCATCTTTAAGTTCCTTAGTCGTCTTCCCTGTGCCACCCATGATAGCGATGTCACCGTTGATGCGGCGGTCATATGCAGGCATGATGCGGAACATGTCGAAGTCGCGGAGGTCGTTCACTGAGAACGTAGAGCCATCCGGTAAGGTAGTCGCCATGTCTGAGTCGAACATGTTACGAGCTTCAAGGAATGAGTTGTTCTCAATCCCAACCAGACCAGTAATGTTGTCATCAATGACAAACGAAGCGTTGAACTGGTCTGTGTGACTGATACCATAAGCCTTATCCATCGCGTGCTTCTGGACGACCTCAGGTGTCACCTCAGCGGCTGACTTGTAGCCGTTCAGTTCCATCAGGTACTCATCGACACGAGATTTAACCTCAGGACGGCTATGGTAGCTCGTCAGCCAAGACTTAGCGATTGCTTCCTGTAGACCCTCGGCCCCAAGCTGCTGCGCCATCAGTTGCTTCACGGAGCGGTCATATACGTTAGGCACATAGGTCCCTTTGTGACGACTGCCGGGGAAGATGCTGGTGGCGTTGAAGTTACCGAAGATAGCTGGGTTCTCCATCAGTTCGCGCTTGGTGTCGAAGTGGCGTTTCATCAGGTCCATCACCTTACGTTCACCCTTGGTCAGGCCAGCCTGTAACTCTGGGCGCTCAATCGCTAGGGCAGCACGTTTGTAGATTTCCTGACGGATACCTTCACGGGACATCTTGGCTTCGCCCATAGAGAACTCTGGGTCATTCATCGCTTCACGGACAGCGCCATACAACTCATTGTAAGTCTTCTGGTCAGTACCGTGGAGACGCTCGTGGATGTCAGAGGACGTAGCGCCGAACTTACCGTGTGACCCTGAGGCCATGCCAGTAGGAGAACGCACTAGGTCTGACGCGATGCTACGGATTTCTGGTGTATCCGAGCTTAACGTCTTAAGGCCAATCTCAGTAAACCCACCAAGTTTAACTCCGGGCGCTGCACGCTCAGGGTCAATCTCAGTGAACTCCTTGATGGTCTTAGGGTTAGCAGGGTTGGTGTCCATCAGGATAGAGCCATTCTCCAGCACCACAGAGCCTTGCTCGCTAGGATGCTCAGCGTACCTCACGCCAACGTGCTCACCGTCAAACACTTGGGTCTCGCTAGGTAGACGTGAAGTGTCCGTACCGCCAGCGTTGTAGGCTGACTCACGGGCTTCTAATCGCATAGCTGGACCAGCGAACTCATTGAGTCCATCGGTCTTGCTTCCAGCTCGGCGAAGGCCAGCACTCACAGCATCACTCAGGGCAGACATACCAGCACCAAAGATGAGGCCACCAAGGGCAGCATCAGCGTAGTGAGCATCACCACCAGCCACAGAGGTACGGATAGCCTCTGAGGCCATGCTCAGTGCAGCACCTTGGGTGCCGACTACAAGAGCCTTGTTGACCACCTTGATGCCCTTGCCAGCTACACCCACCAATGGGATGTAACTCAGGGGGTCCACACCGGCACCGATGACACCAGCGCTCAGTTTGGCACCCAGTCCAGCGTCAGCGGCCTTACGGTCCATCTCGTAGTTGTCTTTAGCCATCTTAATCAGGTCGTCCCAGTTCTCACCGTCACCACCAGTCACCACAGAGTAATAACTCGGAGGCAGGCCACTGTTACGCAGCTTGTCCAAGTCCTCAGCGGTTGGCTGATAGGAGTTCCAGCGGGTCGGCGTTAAGACATCCTTGAAGACATCCCAGCCGTTGTCTGCACGTCCAGCACGGAAGGCCACACCCAGCGTTGAGTTATGTAACTCAGCCTTGGTGGCATCCTTAAAGCCAAAGAACGTGGAGCGAGCTTCAAACTCATCAATAGTCGTCCCGGTCTTCTCCCAGAAGTCCTTAGCGTAAGGGACGGCTGGCGCTGCCTGCTCTTTACCTGTGACATTGAACCCTGTGGAGTCAGGTAGGTCCTGAGACACTTTGGTTGCCTTGGACATACCAGCGAAAGCGTCAGACGCAGGGATGCCCTTACCCTTTGGGGTAATACCGCCGAACGCTTCCAGTTCGCCCTTACGAGGGCTATTGGCTACGTCCATAAGTTTACGCATGTAGTTACGACCTTCCTCTGAGATAGCCGCGAAGTCGCCCTTGTCGTATGCTTCCATCTGAGGAGCGCCAGTACGGCCTTCCCCTTGGTTGTACGCTAGGGCTGCTTTGAGTTCGTCACCATTGTACTTGCGCACAAGGTCAGACAGGTGGCGGGCCGCAGCGTCAATAGCCAGTTCAGGCTTGTAGCGGTCATCCATTGGGTCATCAATACCCACGTCTGCAACGTTAAGACCGAGACCGCGAGCGGTCCCAGTGGTGAACTGCATGATTCCCTTAGGACCAGTCTTGGACTTGGCGTTAGGGTTAAAACTTGACTCGTTGAAGGCTAACTTACGAAGCAGGTCATAGCTGACCCCATGAGAGTCAGATGCCTTCTGGAACAACCCATCGTAGTCGCTAGGTTTTGATTTATCGTAACTCATGAGGTCATCTCCTTACTGTTTCGGTTTTCGGTTGTGGAGCCGTTGTTCACGGAACTCCTGAGAGCGCTGGGCTAGGCCCTTACGTTTACCAGACTTGATGTCTGCACGTGCCTTATTGACTGCACTGATTGGCGCACGTTTCTGTGCATCCTTGAGTGCCTTCTCTTCGGCAGCTTTAGCCTGCTTAGCGGCAGTCGCTTGGTACTCACGCTGGAGTAACTCTTTGTCATACCGAATGCGCACAGTCCCAGTGGTGTCCATCAGGAAGATAGAGTCACCCTGCTGGTACATGGTCAGTTGCTTGTTGGTAATCCAAGGGTTAGCCGCGATGATTCCCTTACGAGCATTGTCGAGAATGTCCCTGCCCTGTTCCCAAGACTTAGGGTCATCCGTTACCTGCAAGGAGTTCTTAGGGATAATACCAATGGTATCGCCATCCACGTCATCACCTTTGAAGGTCGTAGTGGATTCCTTGAGGAACTTATCGACTTGCTGCATAGCCATATCGGCGTTACCTGTGCGGTACTTCACTGAGTCGTAAATCTTACGGGCCATCCCATCCAGACTAGCCGGGATGCGGGACAGTTCGGGTGACTTAGAGTTGTTCTTCACGGAGGCCCATGCCTTGTCGTCCTCATACTGCATCTCTTTGGTCAACGTGCGGCGTGAACGGTCAGCGTCGATAAGGACCTGTGGGTCGATACCTTGCTTGTCCATCATATCCATAGTGTTGAAGAGGTCAGCCTTATCGGGATACAAAGCGGCTACCAAGTCAGGGTCACTGTTACGCAGACGACGAAGGGCCTCAATCGCAGCGGTGTCCTCAGGCATACGCCCATTGACCACAGCGGCAGACCACTCGTTACTAGCATCAGTCACCAGTTCACCCACAGCGGTACGGAAAGCACCATCCTTCGAGTCTACCCGGAGGTAGTCCAGCTTGAGCTTGTCCTTCTGGGCCGTAGTCATATCCATCGCCTCAATCTGGGCCAGCTTCTGGTTAGCGTAGTTCACCATATCGCTATGGGTAAACTCACCTGTGTTCTCGTTGGTTGGCATGTCCTTGTAGCTTGTGGACACGTACTCACCGCTAAGACGCTTGTTGAACTGTCGGTCAATCACTGCTGACTTGTTCAAGGTCTTCTGCTGCTTGTCCATCTCTTTGGCTACTGCCGCTGATTCCTGCTTAAAGCGGGTCTGCATCTGTTCCTGAGCTTGGATGAGCATCTCACGCTCTGGGGTCATCTCTTCGCCCGGTTGGCGCTTGTCGAGGTCAGCCTTAATGCCTTGGAGCATCTCCCAGCCCTGCGTGGTGTCAGCCTGATTGATAGCGCTGTTGATACCCAATCGGAAACCTTCGGTCAACTTAGCGTCATTCTGGAATTGAGAGTGTTGAGCTTTAACCATCAAGGCATTCCACTGTTCGTCTCCCATGAGTTCACGGTAAGTCGTCTCTGCACCATTGAGTGTTACCTTACGGTCTGCCAGAGACTGCAAGAAGGCTGTAGCGCCGGGACGCTGCACAACGTCATTCAGGGACCCAGTGATAATCTGAGCTGCCTGAGCGTCTGACGGAATGGCCCCAGTGACTAACCCGTTGTCGATGTACTTCGAGAAGAAGTCACCAGACTCAGGGCGAGCCAAGATGGCAGGGTCTGTCAGTACACCATTGAGTTCCACCTTAGAGTTCAGGATGGCACCCTTCTGGGCTTGGTCACTCAGGAAGGTATCGTGGGTGTTGTACAGGTTGATGTTACGCTCGGTGATGTCAGCGTTGAACCCACGTTGATAGTCGATGTCGGTCTCTTTGAGTCCGAACTCTTCGGCTGACGTTTTGGCTGCTTCCTGTAGGCGAGAGTGGCGATACTGCTCCATCTCTTCACGAGTACGGAACTGACCTTGCTTAATCTTCTCTGAGACATCGTTGTCAACCAAGAAGGCCGCATTACGTCCAGTCTTGAAGCGTAACTGCTCCATCGCATACGGGTCATCCTGATAGAGCAGAGTCCCGTTGTTCAGAGCCTCTCGGCGCTGCTGTGGAGTCAACTTACGGATAATCTCGTTGGACCGTTCATCAGCCAGCTTGCGTTGCTTATCGTCATACGCTTGGAATGCGTCAGCGCCTGCCTGAGCCATACGGCCCAGAGAGTCTACCCAAGAGGGACGCTGAGGCGCTTCCTGTACCTTCACTGCGTTGTACTGCATGGACGCAGGGGCACCACGGAGACGACTGATACCCGGTTGAGCCATATTGCCCAGCACGGAGTTCAATTTACTAGCCATTTACTACCTCCTTATTTCGCTGGGACTTTCGTGCCCTTGGCTGCACTAATGGGCGCTGGTCCAGAACCTGAGGCAGGCTTGGAGTCAAAGGCACCCTGTATGTAGGCGTTCGCTGTGCTCTGCGTAACGAGAGACAATGGGTCGAGGATTTGGGCCAGCTTGGACTTCTGCTTGCCTTCTGCCTTCTGCATCATCTTAATTTGGTCAGCAGTGGACTGAGTGGTCCCCAGTTGCTTCGCGAAGAGAGACCCATAGTCACGACGATACTGGTCGTTCACTTGGTTAGCCTCTCGGATAAACTCGCCTTCTTTAATACGGGCGATACGGTCCATAGAGTTACCCTCAAGCATACCTTCACCGATTGCTGCGCGAATGGTCCCCATAGTCTGGACCTTCTGCATATTCTGTGCGGTTAACTCGCTGGTGGCATCCTCTAAGAGTTGCTTCTGTTCGAGGCGACTGTTAGCGTTCTGGATGTTTGACTCTTTGACCATTTGGATTGCTTGTCGGCGTGACGTGTCATTTGCAGACGCGATGGCCTTCGCTTGCTGTTGCTGTCCTGAGATAGAACTCACAGCAGCCATAGCGATTGGAATGGCTACCATCCAGCACATAGTTACCTCCTAATGGTAAACAGTTGGAACTTCCCATCCTGCGTGTATTCCTCGTGGAACTCCGCACCGATGGACTTAAGGAACCTTTTGTGTGGCCCATTGCCTGTCCATACGAAGTTCCAAAGGACTGGATATACATCCAACATCATATCACGATACTCCATGATACGGCCCCTGAACTCCAGCTTGCGGCCACGCTCTAAGCGCCACACTTGGTCTGACGTTACGAACCACACTTGGTCCCCACAGTTCCCTCCGATTGCCAGAGGAAAGCCACCGTGGTCTAGCGTGACACACTCGGACGCATCAGGGAACTTAGGTTCGATACCCATAGCCTGAGCTTCAAGAACGTCATGATAGGCCGGGGTGAATAGGTCAAAGTCATTAGAAATAGTCTTACGGATATACATAATGAAACCCTCCCGTAGTCGTTAATGTCTCCCTATAGTGAGTCGTTATTCTGACCCACCAAGGGAGTTCTTTTAGATGCCGCTTGAGCGACGAATGTAGTTACCTTCCCAACCACAACCAATCACGTTGAGAGGCGTTGTGTTGTCACTGAGGATGCGCACAGTGTTGTACTGAGCGTTACCTACTACCGGGAACTTATACTGACCAGTCCCAAGGTTCAACCGACCGACTCGCAGGTTGTCTGACCCTAAGCGTCCACCCGCCATCTCGTAGCTGAACAGTCGGCTAAGGTTCTCAACCTCAATAGTGAAGGCCCCAGAGTCCTCGTAGTTCACCCAAGCACGGCGAAGCTGCAAGCGCCCGATGTCTTCCGTAGCGGTTGACCCATCGTCTGCTGCTTTCTTAATGAGGAACTTAGAGAACTCATAGCGGAACGGAATGTTGAACCCAATGAATACCACTTTACCATTCATGTTTCCATCAAGGTGAATGTGGGGGTACTGATTCCAACCCTGAGGAGGTGGGTCACGCTGCTCGATTCGACCGTCAGCTTCTACCACAGAGATGCGCCCAGTGTTGAATCGCATACCGTAGATGTGGTCTAGGTGAATCGTAGAGACGTTGGCATCCTCGTTGTACGAGTCCATAGGAATCCGGTATTCAACCTTGTTGTCCATGTACAGGCGGTAAGGCTCAGAGTCAATGTCAACCGTGTCCTTAGTGAACATGATGTACGCCGACCAAGTGTTCAGACCATTGGTCAGCAAGAGGTTCATCCTAGAGCCAATCGTAGACGCAGCCAAGACGGTCACACCCGGCCCAAGGTCCCAGTAGGACCAAGACTGTTGGCGTAACTCCTCGTCAATGTAGAGGAACTTGTAGATGAAAATCTTGCTCGGCGCTCCAGACGTAAGGACAGACGCAAAGTTCTCAGCGCTAGACCCGTGGATGTTGAACACACCGTTAGGGATGAAGCTAGGAACGTGAGCGGTCATATCCTCAGCGCTCTTGACACTGGACACATCCTGTACCGCATAGTAACGGTTGATAGACGTGAAGCTGGCACGGGGTGACGCAAAGTACACACCACGTCCGATGCCATATGGCCGCGCTCTGTCCTGTACATCGAACTGAGTCGTCAGGTTCAACTCGACTGACTTGCTCGTCAGGATACCAGAAGCACCCAGAACGAACTGAGCCTCATCGGACCACAGTAAGAGTTCCTCAGTGAACGGTACGGCGTACTTCAAGATTGACACTCGGTTGTGGCTAACTGCAACGTCGATAGGGTCATCGTCGCTGAGATTCGCTACTGACGGGGGCCAGAAGTCAAAGTATTTCGCTGTACGAGATAACACGATGTTCTCCCCAGTGAGGAACCCTAGGCGGTTGCGGAAGAAGAACACATCGTTGATACGAGAGTCCAAGATGGATGCGTAAGGGTTCGTTGTGTCATCCCCAGCGTTACGACCAGCCCAGTTCTGAGGTACGAGGTCAAAGTTACCATCGGCAGCACGAATCATCGTCCAAGGCATCGTCCGGTTGTCCCAAGCGTACTTAATGTTCCAGCCCACGGACTCCTTCCAGACCTTGCGACCATCGTCATACGTAACGTAATACTGGTCAGCAGTCTTAGAGGTGTCCCCAACGATTTGCACCATGTAGCCATTTGGGGCGTTGATAGGCAACTTGTTGAACGACTGGGCGTAGTGAGTCACCGGGTTAATCAACTGGTCAGCATAACCGTCCTTCGTTGAGATAGACCGGATGTTGTCAGTAGGAGGGGCAATCACGTGGATGAACCCTTGGCCTACGTTCCATGTGAACGATGGGATGTTTGTACGAGCCTGTCGAGCCAACTCCTCAGCGAGGAACTGAGCGTCAGTGTTCTTAACGTGCTCAGGTTCTTTACCATCTGGAATCTGGTAGGAGGCTGCACGGACACCATTGAGGAAAATCTCAAGGGTACGACCGTACTGACCACCACGCACGTTAATCAGGCAGTCGCCATCTGGTCTGAACCCGCCGTTGTTCGTCAAGGCACCTGAGGCACGCACGACCCACTTACGGTTAACGATGAACGTATAGTCAGCCACTGTGACCATTCGCAGGTCATCACGCGGTGTAGCTGATTGAACGTACTGACGGTCTCCACGGACAGCGTATTCTTTACCGTCCATGTCGAACACCTTAACGTCAGTCCCGGTGAACACGGCGTAATACTGTTCGTATTCATCACGGTTGATAAGGTGGACATAAGGTGCAGCACCCAGCATGTTCCCAGCGCCTAACGCACGGTTGTACATGATTGGTGAGCGCTTCTGGAGGCCCTCAGTCTCTGAGGACCATCCGTTCACCTGTAAGGCCCCTTGCTCAGGGTAACGCAGGATGTCAGGCTGCTGAGACATACCGCCCTTAAGGTTCTTGATTGATTGACTAATGAGGGACATTGAGAGCCTCCTATGGTTATTAACGAGACAGCAGACCCTGTACGAAGGAGTCACCATCGAGCATGTTGTAGTTACCGTAATCCAGCTCGTACTCAAAGCACGCCTGCTTGGCTTCGGCTTCTTCCTCCTGCAACGTACCGTCAACCTCTGGTGCACCAAAGAACCGAGAGTTAAACTGACGGGCAGCTTTGGTCACAATCAGGTGTCGATAGCATTCAGGCATCTCATCGAACTCTCGGAGTCTGATAAGGTTCACCACGATGCCACCGGGGAAACGGTCAGTCCGGGCGATACGGTCATACACGTAACCACCACGGTTCACGTATTGGGATTGCCCACCGTTGGAGAGCATAGACAGGTAGTCAGTGTTATAGGGAATCATCTCAGAGAACACGTCAGGTAACAGCGTGACTCCCTCTTCGATGTTGAAGGTCCACCCACGGGACTGAATGGAGCGGTTAACCTTGTTGAGGATTCGACGGGCGTTCGCTACGTCTGCGTTAGCATCACCCTCAAGGGTAGAGACTGGAGGTTCGCCGATAGCTGCCAAGATGTCATTGACTGCTGCCAGTTCTTCGCCAGACTCAACGTTCATTTCATACGAGCGCATAAAGCCTCCTGTAAGCAAAAAACCCCTCGAAGACCGTGAGTGGTCCCCAAGGGGTTAGGCTAGATGTTATTCAGATTGCAGAGCTTCTTTTGCCGCTTTGTTGGCAGCACGAGTACGCGCAGCTTTCTGGGCTGGGGTTAGCTCCTCAGGTTCAACACTAAAGGAAGCCGCTTGGACTCCCTCAGTGTTAGGCCTTAAGCCCCCGCTTTGAAAACCACAGCACCTGCTGCTTCTGGACGCAGACCACCGTGACCCATCGCGTACTTAGCGATAATCTGGTCAGCTTGGAAGTTAGCGCGACGAGCACGCTCCAGAGCCAAGTCTTTCAGCTTCACAGTACCAACCGCAGAGCGATGCTGGAACAGGCCGATAACGTTCTCCATGTTGACTTTACCACCAGTCACCGGGAAGGCGTGCTTCTGGTTAGTCGCGGCGGCACCTTCTTCTGGACGGTCATCACCAGCACCACCAGCAGTCAGGTGAGGAACTTCAACAACTTCGAAGCCCATAACGTTACGGATAGAACCACGCTCAGGGTCAATCAGAGCCGCGTAGTTTGCAGCGTTCGGCATCAGAGCAGCCAGAATCGCAGAGTAGTAGTCTGGAGTGGTATAGAACACACGGTCAGACGCAGGGACATAATCCTTGGTCAGGCCAGCACGTGCCTTGGTCAGCAGCGCGATGATTTCTTTACCCAGAGCTACTTGGTCAGCTTCCAGAGTTGCCTTATTGGCGCTCGCAGTGTACAGCTTGGCAGCACCAAGACCCTTGATGTTCTCGTTAGAGGCATCCGGCAGGTTAACCAGCGCAGCCAGTTCAGCCAGTACCGCACCATCAGCAGCCATCGCCAGAGACTCACCCAGTTGCGCCGTGTATTCTGCACGAACGTCATAGTGGTTCATTGCGTCTTCGATGTCGTAAATCAGCACGTCAGCAGTCAGCAGGCCATCAATGTGGATTACTTTCTCAGTGTGCTTGATGTCTTTACGTTTGTCATCGAGGTTCTCACCCGGTTGCAGGTAGGCAGCTTTGGTGCGACCAATCACAGGGAACTGTGCAGATTTACCGGAAGCAATGGAACGAATCATGTGACGGTTCATGGTCACGGAGGTACGTGCGAAAGCAGTAAGAACTTCACCACCGAACACTTTCAGGAACAGTGCGAGTTTATCCGCAGCGCTCTGACCTTTACCCTGATTAGTACCCAGTTGCTGTCCACCAGTCATGTTAGCCATGTTGAATCTCCTTCTATGAGTTAATCGAATTGTTTGCTTGTTGTACTTCACTTAAAACGTGTTGGTTCACATTACGAAATACTAATAGGGAAACATACCTGCCCTCCAGTTACGGCTGGCTATGCTCATCATCACTTAGTCTCCCTATAGTGAGTCGTTAATACTTAGAACGTAGAGTCGATGACCATCTGTTCTACCTGACGGCGATAGTTGCTGTCATGGCGATAACGACTGTCGGACATTGCCTTAATCATCGCGTCACGGGACTCAAAGCCCTTGCGCTGAGTGGCTACAGGTTTAGCCGGGGTTGCTCGTTTGGTCACGCTGCGTGCGGCAGGTTTGCCGAACTTAGAGTTAAAACTCTGAGAAGCCAGATTGATGATTGCTTTCAGAGTCCCGATGTCACGGTTCTCCAAGGCACTCTCAAGGCTCTGCGCTGCGTCTGGGTTGTTGGCCTCAAGGTGAGCGTGAAGCGCACTAAAGCGTTCCTGACCACCAGCGAAGGCAACTACCTGATTAACGTATGCGTCTACCAGCGCTTCCTGACCCTTGATGTAAGAGTCAACAAACGACTTAGAGTAGCCTGCCTCGGCTAACTCTCTGTATGACTTCTCTGAGATACCATCACCTTCGTACTCTTCTTGAATACGAGCGATAGACTCTTCGGAGACACCACGTTCGAACGCTTGGTTCACAATCTCTTGGAAACCTTCGGCGTGTTTGGACAGTTGCTCAGAGGTGTCAGTCAGTTCAGCCGGGATGTCACCCAGAGGTGCAAACTCTTCGGCCTGACCCTCGGTAGACTCATCGCCTTCCACAAAGCCATCTTCCTGAGAACCTTCTTCGCCAATACGGACCTGAACGAAACCTTCTTCATTCTCCGTAGCGAACTTATCAGGGTTGCCATATAGGTCAACTTCCTGAGGTTCATCAGATTCCAGCACGATTGCATCATCGCCATCACGGGCAGCAACATCGAGTGCCAGCATGTTTTGTTCGTGTTCTTCTTGGTTACTACCAGACATCACAGCGGAGGAAACTCCAAAGGATGCATATACGTCTGCGTTAGATTCGCCAGCCATGTTGATTCTCCTAATGTTAGAAACTAAAGGGAAACCAGATAGTCTCCCTATAGTGAGTCGTTATTACATGCCCGGTTTCAGCCCCACAGAGTCAGCAGCTTGCGCCATCGCCTCAGGACTTGCAGTAGCCTGTGCAGCCATACCTTGGCCCATTGCAGCACCGCCATTGAGTGCAGCCTGTTCGGCAGCTTGACGGCCCATGATAGCGTTCTTCTGTTCTTCCGTGAGGAGGATACCAGAAGTGTCGATGCCGATAGCGTTAGCAATGCGTAACTTGATGACAGCCACGTTGATGTCCGGGTCGTCCTGCATAGGCTTCAATGCGGTCCACGCTGCGATGCAACGCTCAAGTTTGTCCAAGTCCTGACCACGCCCGATAGCCTCAAGGCCCGTGCTAATGGTTGGCTCGACGGCCTCTCTCGGTAAGTCTGGAATCTTTTGCGTGGCCTGTAGCTGCTTAAGCAATACACGGACCAGAGGCAATTGAAGTTCCTGAGAGAGAATCGAATAGACACCACCAAGGGTATCTTCCAGTTCAGACGCAACGTACCGAATCTCTTCGGCGGTCACGCGCTCACCGGTACGCTGGACAGCGGAGTTAAGCATAAACGCATAGGACAGTCGGGCTTCAATCTGGTCACTCACAGCCTTAGCCACTGTGAAGTCTGCCTGTTTCTCAAGCTGCAAGAAGTCGATGTCCTCACGCTTACCGGGAACGAAGTCACCAGTAGCCGCTTTGGTCAGACGACGAGGCTGAGTAATACCAGCAGGGTTAACCAGACCGATTACCTTAGCGGAAATCATGGACATCTTAACGATGGCCTCTTGGAGGTTCTCAAGGGACCGTAAGTCACCCAGATACTCTTCACAATAGGAACGACCATAGGACTCCCCGTCGATACGCACCATGCGCACAGGGACCCAAGGTACACCATCAGTTGGATATTGTCCGTCCGAACCGTCAATCTCAACGCCTTCCACTTCCTCATACTTGAGGTACTCACCGGATTCTTCGTCCAGATAAATGTGGGTGTACACGTCGATTGACTCTTCTGGTTTCTTCTCACCGCCATTCTTTTCGACCGCTGAACGGACATCCTCAGGGAGTGCACCGAAAGCAATCTGGTCCCGTGTGACAATCTGTAGAACGTTGCCGTATGCGTCTCGTTGGACAACATAAGAAGACAAGCGGTACAGCTTCATCGGGTTATAGGCAGTGACAGAACCCTCAGGTTCAGGCATGTAGAGCAGAGCGTTACCAGCTACGATTAACTGCTTGATTGCCTCAAAGAGGGTCACGCGGTAGCTGTTAGACTCGATGTAGTTCATGATGATACGTTCAACCATCGACAAGCCTTCGTCAACCTTTGCGAGACCCTCATCGTCACCGATTAAGTTCTTCGCTTCGAACTCACTAATGGTCAGCTTCATCCACGTTTGCATCGGGAATAATGCCAGCATCAGCTTGGACGCAAGGTTGTTCAGACCGCGAGCACCTACGGCTTGCCACGGAGTGGTGTAGTCGGTTGACTCGTTGTCTGAATCCTTAGGGAACAAAGACGGGATGGTATACGTAGCACAGTTCTCAGCTCGGGTCTCATATGGTTGACGGTCGTTCTTGAGCTTGTCATAGACAGCCTTAGCGCCCTCTTCCGCGAACCCTGTACGTGCTTGAGTTGCCATTTGTTACCTCCCGGTCTGCTTAGATGTTGATACCGCCACCGGAACTACGAGCGACACTCAGAGACTTCTTACCGCCTGCACGGGCTTTCTTACGGCCTGCTTCGGTAGATGCATCATCCTCAGAGTCCACTTCGTCAGGCTTAGGTGGCTCAACCAGTTGTGCTGGAGGTGGCGCTGCCTGTGCTGCTGGAGCGGCTGTCTCATTGATGATAGTGTCGCCCTGACCTTTACCAGTCACCACGCCAACTGCACCCTTAACGACATCTTCACCAGCCTTACCTACAGACTTAACGGCTTTCTCCACAGGTTTAGTAACCTTACGGATGACCTTCTTAATTTTCTTACCCATGATTATACCCTCTTGAATACGTTTCGAATTGACCCATCGTGTTCATGCTCACAACGGGAGACCCATTGGCAACCTCTTCGAGTCGCCTCAGCGTACACCCATCGCCAGACCCAAGGTGCGAACCCTGTGCGAGGCTTGAGGACGATATTGGTGATGTCCAATATGTCACCCTTATGGTGTATGTCGTTGCTGATACAGAGCGCTACGTAGGCCACAGGATAACCCTCAGCCGTCTTGAAGTAGAACTCTTCGTACCCAGCGTCATCCATAAGTTCATCCACGTAGTCAGCGTACTCGCTCAACGTAGTGAAACCTTCTGGCAACCCTAGGTACTCCACAGTCCAGACAATAGCTGACGCACGTTCTGTGCACCTATTGACGGTAATCATTTACCGAACGCCTTGTTGTTGATGGACTTCTTCACACCACCGCCAGTCTTCTTGGATTCCTTCTCTTTGAAAGAGCTATCGTCCAGACCAACCTTGGCCTTCTTAATGGAAGACCCTACCTCGCTTGAGGTCCCGGTGCTGGTAGCGTCTGTGTCATCCTCTCCACCAAAGAGAATACCCTTAGGTTCCTCAGTGAGTGGCGCTGGGTCCACAGCTTTCATCTTGTCGGTGTCAACCTTAGGCGTCTTAATCTTTGGTGAAAAGCACATAGCTTAATCCTCCGAGTTAAGTTGCGACTTGCGTGCCTCCATCTCGTCAATCACCTTGGACGCTTCGTTGAACCCTTGGATGACCCCAGAGATAAACTCTTCGGTGTGACCCTTGGCACGAAGGTTGGGGATGACTGCTTCGAATAGGAAGCCAGCGTTATAGCGGGACTGTAGGTACTCCTTAGTCGCTCGCGGAATGTCCGGGAGGTCATTAGGGTTCCTCAGGATGTGCTCAATTGGTTTTAACATTTGAACCTCTCTCTTTAAGTTAAGACTTTAAGTAGTAATCATAAAGTAGACTAATCTCTCCCTATAGTGAGTCGTTATTAATCTACTTGAGTTTATTACTCTTTGTCGCGTTCCTGCCAGACAGTCTTACCGATGCACGCAAGGGTCAACAGGGCCTTGGCAATCATGCCGAACATGAGGATGATGGTGATGTACTTCACGGCTTCCATAAAGTAATCTCCTTCGTCTCCAGACAGTAATCAGTGTGACGCAGGATGCGAGCCATCTGGGCCTGCTTGATGAGTTCCTCTTCGGACATCCCAGCTTTCGCAGCGATAGACACCATGCACTCCCACAGGTCGCGGTCCTCGCGGTCCTTCTTGACCCACTTGGTCACTTCCTGTCCTTTGTTCTTACCGGACTTGAGGATTGATACCTCAGGCTCAGTGAAGAAAGGTTCAGCCAAGAAGTCAGCCGCAGTGTCACCCCAGCCCGGAATGCCCCCGTAACCATCGGTGATGTCACCCTTGATGGTCTGGAACATGTGCCAGTAGTCAGCGGTTTCCATATCCTGAGTCAGGATGTTACCAGTGGTACACCACAGGAAGTCACAGTCAGGGATGGTCTTGAAGTCCTTGTCACAGGAGACCAGCACGGCCTTCTTAGAGTTGAACTGCGAAGGGTTGGACCCGATGATGCCCATGCAGTCATCGCCTTCCAGACGCGGCTCAAGAACGCACAGGTAGTCCTCGTTCTTGAACAACTCTTCGAGGAACTCAAAGTATCCCACAGGCTTCTTAGTGACCGCCCGGTTCTCTTTGTACGTTGGCTCAACAAGTTCCTTACGCCAGTTCACACCATCGGTGAACGCTAAGATAATCGGAGCGCCAGCCCATGCTTTCTTACGAGAGGCATACGACTTGATTGACTCAAAGAGAATCTCACGAGCCTTCGCGTGGTCGCAACAACGCATCCAGATTTCCTCTTCCCACGAGGCATCATACTCAGCGGCAGACATAGCTTGGAACACCAGCCAGTCACCATCCATGACTAGGATACCTTTGGTCGGAGCTTGTTTCGCTAAGTGGTCACTGAGGGCCAGCAGGTCGAACTTCGGCATTGGTCTACTCATGGCTCGCCGCCTTAGCTACACTCATAGCTGGCACAACGACATCCAGAAGTTTGACTTCACGATACGCGGTGATGACCTTCTCATAAGGCTCCACTTCAACCACATCAGTGAACTCGGTCTCATAGCCCTGCCAGTAGTCGCCTGTGCGGTAGAAACCCACACGGAAGAACTTGCCTGACCCGTGATGCTTCACGATGTCGGTCTTGGATTCAGACTTGTGGCTGTCAGTCCAGTCACCATCCTCGACCACAGCCCAACCGTCAGACAGTTCGTCAGACCACGGGTTCTCGCTAAGCTGTTCCGTTAGCTGTGCTTTCAGTTCAATACTTAACTGACTCATACGCAACCTCCATTAGATTTCAGGAACTTAACGCCAGACGCAGTGATTTCCCATGCGCCACCATTACGACCATTCACAGTCAGACAGGACAGATGACCGCGAGATGCGGCCTCTGCTACCAGTGCAGCGTTGTTGCGCACATAGTTCGACTGGAAGGTCTTAGGGCAACCCTTGATGGCTGCTAAGACTTTCAGGTAATCAGACATTAGCTCACCACCCGTACAGTCGCTGGGGAGAACACAAAGCCTTCGCCTTGATGGTCTTCACCGAGTTCCTTAATGGCTGAGCGAACGCCCTGCTGTACACAAAAAGCTACCACGCCGTCTGGGCCATAGGTCAGAGCACGCACGAGTAACTCACGGTCAGCCGCCGATACTTTCTCACCAGAGCCAACCTGCTTGGCTAACTCTCGGATACGCTCTTTGAGTAGCTGCTCAGTCTCTGAGTCAACCTTAACGGTCATGTCGAATGACACTTTGAATTTCTTGGTAATAGCCATGATAAATCTCCTAAGTCTATTAGTGGCAGACTGCCCAGTTAGGACCCATCTTCCCTTCTGTGTCTAAGCGACAACGGAAGTTCCAGTGTTCACCAACCCAGCGCATAGCCTGCTGTGAAATGTCAATTACTTGTTGCGCAATCTCAGGTGTTCTGCACGCTACCTGAATCTCATCGTGGACCCAAGCCATGTACGCAAAGTCACCATCCCACCCATGCTTCAAGCCAGCTTCGAGCAACATCTCTTCAACTCGGACAATCCAGAGTTTACAAATCAGTGCGCCTGCTGACTGCAACAAGGTGTTCAGTGCTGCGTGTGGGGACCGAACGTGAACTCTGCGACCATCAAGGCCACGAATCCAGCGGCGTTTCCACTTGACTTGCTGCTCACCTGCAACCCACTTAGAGGACTCAACGAGGCCCTGTTGGATTGCTTCACGCAACGCTGCAATTGCTGGGGTGTTCTCCAAGAATTTCTTCTTGAGTTCCTTCCCGCGCTCTTTACCTGCACCGACAATCTGCCCAATCTTCTCGTCACCAGCCCCATAGAGGAACCCGTAGATGAAGGTCTTGGCGTTGTCGCGAGTAGGCAACTCAGCAGCCTGCTGGTTTACAGTGTGGATATCACCGTTGAGAATAACGTCAGCGTACTGACCGTCATCGTAAGGAGCCATGAAATGAGCGAGGCAACGGAGTTCAAGACCACTAGCATCAATGCCAGCTTGAACCCAAGGAGCGCCAGTAAGGTCATCAAGATGATGCTCAGCACCGAAGGCTGCACGACACTGTTCACCATACGGAGCACGAACTCCCGGCACCTGTCCCAAGTTAGGGAAGCTGTGAGTGGCGCGACCAGTAACCGCACCATTTGGATTAACGCTACCATGAATTTTACCATCCTCTGCAACGTAACGAAGCCATGCCTTGTCTCCCTCAGCAGCCTGACCGATTCGTTTCTGAATCATCAGGTACTCTTTAATGAGGTCGATAGACGCCTGTTTCACTGGGTCCTCTACACGCACGTGCTCTAAGACCTCATCGTCAACCTTAGGTGCACCCTTGTCAGTGAACTCTGTAGGAATCCACCCAGCCTCTTTCAGCTTGAGCGCAATGTGGTCACGAGACGATGGGTTGAACACCACGTGCTCTACAGGAGTGTACGGAGCGCCTTCCATGTAGTCCCTCGTATCGAGTTCACATGGTTCACGCCCCTCACGCTGAGCCTTGTTCTTAGGATTCTTGAAGACACCACCCTGTTTCGGATACTTGACCCGTGGGTAGTTGTGGAGTGGTCGTCCAGACTTCGGAGCAATGAATACCTCAGTGCCTCCCTTAGGTTGATACCATGTTCCGAACGTGTCGGTCAGCTTGAGGAGCAACTCGGAGCGGCGTGTAGCCAACTCAACATACAGCCCCTCGATAGCCTTGGTGTCAAACGGGTAGCCGTTTCGTTCCTGCTTAGCGAGTAACCATGCGGCCTTGTGTTCCAACTCAATGGACTCCCCAGCCTCTTGCCAGAATCTGAACTGGTCGCACTGGGTGAAGAACCCTTCGCAGTCGCCTGGGAAGTACGCCTTGTTGCTCAGGAGCTTCTCAAGGAGAGCCTTAGTCACAACAACGTCTTGAACGTTATAGTCCATCATAGGCTCGTTGAACGATACCCACTCCAGACCATCGGTGTACTCTTCACCTTGCTCCTCCAGCATCTTCTTGAAGTCGTCCTTGTACTCACCCTTCATCTCACCAAGACGATAACCCCATGCCTCCAGAGCGTGAGACCCAAAGCGTTTGCCGGGAAGTTTCCCTGCACGCAATAGGCCCATGTCGGAGTCCTTGATGTTCGCATAGATGAGGCGGCAGAGCACCAGAGTATCAATCACGTTCTCACGCGGAAGATGGAACTCACGGTTCAACTCCAGCTTAGCCAGCTTGGTCAACGCCGGGGCATCATACTTGTGTCCGTTGTGGAACACGATAAGACCACCACGAGCAACCTCGGCTTCCAGAGCATCCAGATAAGCGCCGAAGTCCCAAGGGCGATACGACACGTACTCATCGCTTGAGTAGTCGTAGATAACCCCGCAGTGGAACTTTGTGACTTTCTCTAAGAGGTTGTTGGCCTCGATATCAGTTACTAACATAGTGGTCTCCTTTCGTTATCGACCGATGAAATACGAGCGCGGCTTGACAGTCAGTTCATCAATGCGCACTGCGAACGATGTTTGCTCAATCATTGCACCAGCATTCGCCACACCACGTACCCATGAGACCTGCGCTGTGCCACCTGAGGCATTCACTGAGCGAACGTACACGTTACCGCCAAGAATCTTGTGGTCATACGTTGCGAACGCACCAGCGACGACCGGAGCTTTATACTCACGGGCCTTAACCTCAGGCTTAGGGATTGGCTTCTTCCAGCCATAACGTGCACTGTGGGTCCACCCTAAGTTCTCAAGGATGTGAACAGCAGCATCACGCTTGGCACCGTAAACCTTCGCGTCTTCCAGTTCGGATTGCAGCTTAGCGATGTCTGCTTGGATTAATTTAATGTCACGCATGATGTTACTCCTCTCTAGGTGTTGTGTGTGATAATCATAAAGGCCACTACATATAGTAATGGCCTTGAGTTTATTACACTTCCGACAGCTTGGCGAGACGCTCAGACTCTTGGCCCACGCTGCGTTCTAAGATAGCACCACGCACTTTGTCTTCACCCACAGCTACGACAGCAGCGATAGCCACAGAGGCCAGCAGGCGTGAAGCCTGAGTGTCGTCCAGAGTCATACGCTGTGTATGCGCTCGGTTATCCAAGCGAGACTTCCAGCGGTAGACCAGAGTCACCTTGTCCCCACGGACGTTGATGTGAACCTTGCGTCCCCACTGGTCAGCCGTGTCAGATAGAGCGATGGTGTTTCCGGGGAATTTAAATGGCTTACTCATGGTGTTGCTCCTTACTCAAAGAATTTGGACAGTTGCTGAGCCTGTGCTGCCACCTTAGCTGCACTTCCGGTGTTCTCAATGGAACTCTCGGACAGCTTGCGAGCACGCAGAGCTAACTCTTGTGCCAGCTTGGCTTCACCTTTGGCCTTGGCGTTCAGCTTACGGGCCTCAGCGTTATACAGACGGACTACCAGTTTACCTAAAGACTTGATGAGTTTAAACATGATGGTTCTCCTTACGAGCGGTTGTTGTGGCGATGTGCCAATAGTGAGTCGTTATTGTTTCGGAGGTCTTGCTCGTGCAGTTCCTCCCATAAATCAAAAGTCTGGCTAGAAGTCAGATTCATAAGACGGATTCTCGCCTTGATTATCCTCTCCTTCGCCGCCAGTGTAGCTAGATGGTTCGAGGAGTCCTGTCTGCGTGTTGTACTCCATGTACCCCGCAATGCCCACACCAATACCATTAAAGCGACACTTGAGAATACGCAAGAGGACAACATTAGGCATATCACCTTGCTGGTTTCGCTCAAGGGCGATGATAGTATCACTAAGTTGGCGCAGAGACCCAGACCCACGCAGGTCAGTAATGGAAACAGGACGTCCTTCTTCATGAGCTTTACCTTTCTCAGGGTTCTTCAAGTGGCAGATAACAATCAGTACCACTCCGGTAGACTTAGCGAACCCTTTCAGCTTGGTCATGAGTCGGTCAATCATCTTGCGCTCATCGGATTCCTCCGAGGCAGACACAACGATTGAGATGTGGTCCAGTATGATAACGTCACAGCCTAAGCCTGTGCGCATGTAGTGTAACTTGGCGAGCAATCGGTCAGCCTCAGCCTCAGCGAACGAGTCATACAGGTGGAACATGTCAGACCCATACAGGTCATCGAACCACTTGTCGAACGTCCCGTCTGCTATCAGCTTCTCTTTGTACTCTTTCGGTTGCTGACGTAAGCGTACACCGTTGGCGATACCCATGAGGTCTTCCATCGTCTCGTTGACGGACTCCTCAAGCATAGCCATACCAACCTTCAAGCCTTGGTCACGAGCGAACCCTAGGGCCTGCTGGCGAACGAATGTGGACTTACCCATACCTGACCCGGATGTGACCATGATGACTTCTCCACCACGCGCACCCAGAGTCCTGTCGTTCAGTCCCGGACAACCTGAGAACAAGTAGCCGATGGATGCTTCTGACTGCATGGCCTCTCGCACTGAGTCCTTAAGGGACAACGCTGAGACAACGCCATCAGGAATCCACGGGCCTGCGTTCCAGACCTGCTCCATGATTGCTTTCTGTTGGCCTTGGAGTAAACACTCGTTGGCATCCTTGAGCGGGAGCACAGCCACATAGACTTTACCCGGAGGCAGAACCTGAGCAGCCTCTTCGACTGCTGCGCGTCCCGGCTCATCCATGTCGAACATAAGGATAATCTGGTCGAACTGGTCGAGGTACTCATAGTTAGCCGCCATAGTTTTCTTGGCTGCTTTGGCCCCATGACCAAGGGAGACTACAGGATACTTACAGTCCTGCAATTCCATCACGGTCAGCATGTCGATTTCACCTTCGGTCACAACGATTTTCTTACCACCGTTCCAAAGATGCTTACCGAACAATGCGTCAGACTTATGGGACCCTCGTGTGGAGAACTCCTTGTTCTTGTCCCTCAGCTTCTGGGACACGATGGAGCCATTCTGGTCACGATAGTCTGCAACTTGGTAGACCTCACCGCGAACCTTGGCAATCCAGTAGCCAGCCTTCTGGCATGTTGCCTTTGAGATACCACGAGCCGTCAGGTCAGTGTACCGACCGTTCGCCTCACCGAACACTAATGGTCCATTATCGTAGTTGCTCACTCTCTTACCTCCTGAGGGTCTTCTCGTTGATAACTTCTGTTCACGTTCCTCTGAGGCAGGGACCCGGTGTTCACACACAAAGCACCACTCGTGCCCGTCAGAGTACACAGAGTTACCATCAGAAGAACCACAGTTTTCGCACGGGGCGTGGAACAGGAAGATGCTTTCCTGACCGTCTTCTTGACTATCGCCGTAGCTCATCGGTCCTCCATAAATTGATTGAACAGAGAGGCCACATTTTGTGGTCCTCCCTAGGTGAGTCGTTATTACCCTCGGTCGCTCGTAACCAGTTCGTTCTTCTCCCACCAGCGCTTGAGGTCGAACGAAGGGCAAGCCTTCGGAGCAACGTCATGATGAGCGCGGAGGGCTGAATCCGGATACTGAACCTTGAGTTCAACCAGCAGAGAACGCAGAGACTGCATCTGGGCTGGCGTAAAGTTGGCAGCGAATTTACCTTTGTCGTCGATTCCGCCCACGAGGCAGACACCGACTGAGTCATGGTTGTAGTTCGCTACGTGAGAACCTACCGCTGATTGCTCGCGGCCTGCTTCAACTGTACCGTCACGGCGAATCACAAAGTGATACCCGATGTCCAGCCAACCTTTCTCTTTGTGCCACTGACGGATTTCACGCACCCCAACATCCTGAGATGGCTTGGTGGCTGCACAGTGTACGAAGATTGCATTGGTCTCCTTGCGTGGGGTGAATTGAACTTTAGCCATTTACTTCTTAGCTCCTTTCTTGGCCTTGAACTTGTCGAAAGGTACTTCACGCTTCGGCTCTTTAAGCCAGTCAGCAGGAATCAACTTATCGGCAAACAAGATGTTATGCTTCTCGCACCACTCTGCGTAACTGGTCGGAGACCCTTTGTACAGCTTGGAGCGACTGGAAGAGAATACCAACCGAATGTCTAACTCAGGGTATTGCTCACGAATCAATAGATGTTTCTTTCGGTCATCGGAGTCCCACAGGCCCTTTGTCTCCACGAAGATACCGTTAGGTAACAGGAAGTCAGGGGTGTACTTGTGGTCACTCGCTGGGATGACGTAAGGGATAGACCACAACTCGTAGTCAAACTTAACGCCCTTACTCTCAAGCTGCTTTGAGACTTTATCCTCAAGGCCAGAGCGATATGCCCCGACCTTGCGGATACCTTTCGCAGCATATGGATTAGCCATACATCACACAGGCTTAGAAGTCACCGGACTCATCGTCATCGCCAGACTCATCGTCTGACCCGAAGTCATGACCTTCTTCCTGCTCAGGGTTGCGGCTGCGAGAGTTATCAGCAGTGTAGCCGCCTTCTTCAATCTCATCGCCCCAGTCATCAGACTCACCACCAAAGGTAGCCAGAGAGATAATCATCACGCCTTCCAGTTGCAGCTTGACGCTTGCACCAGCCACGTTGGTCCAACCGTATGGGACCATAGAGAATTTAACTTTCAGTTCTGAACCGCCAGCAATCAGAGGCACATCGTTTATGCGCTTGCCCTGAGAGTCCACGACACTGAGGTTAATCTTCTTGGATTCACCAGTCTTCTTGTCTTCGTAGCTAGCGTGAGCCTTGAAGTTAAACGTGGTAGTGCCATCGCCATTGTCGAAGAACGGCAGGTCGCCAGTGTACGGTTGCAGAGGCTTCTTACCTTTAACAACTTTCGGCGGGTTCGCTTCATGCTCTTCCAGACGACGAGCGTAGTCCTCTTCGTGGCAAGCGACGATAGCGTCAATCATTGCCTGAGTCTTGCTGTCGTTCGGCAGGGTCAGAGACACTTTGTACGTACCGCGTGGGTTCTCAAACCCTTGACCACCAAAGTCTGGCTTAGCGATGTAAGCATACGGTTCGGAAGTGCCTTTCGGAGTGGTGAATACTTTACGTTTAATAGCCATGATGTAGCTCCTATTGATAATTTAAAGAATCGAAACGGGCAACCTTGTGTCACCCTACAGTGAGTCGTTAATAGGCGAGCCTATAGTTATTACTTCACGTCAGGACGAACGCGAGTTACCGCGAAGCCAGCCGGGACGTATTGCCACTCAGCCAGTTCTGTCGCCTCCTCAAGGGAAGTCACATAGACTGGGACCTCATGACTCATTGTGGCTGATTCCACAAGCACGAGGAATTTCTTTTCCGTGGTCACTAATGACCCTTTGTTTTCACTCATTGGCCTCTCTCCTTCCAGAGGTTATACAATTCGAGGTACGCAGTGTCCCCTGTACGTTCAAACATCATCTCGCACCACTCGCTAGGACTAAGCATGACAAAGACCTTTATGCTTCTCGAATAGCTCGACGTAAAAGTCGGCCTTCGCTAAGTCCTTCTCAATGAACGCCAGTTCAGACTTCTTGCCTGCACGCAGTCGGTACTTAAGGATGTTCCCCAAGCAATACCCATTGAACTGCTCCACCGTCATTGACCGGGCGATTATCTCGATGGCCTCAACGTTAGGAAACAGTTGGTAGTGACTCGGCTTGGTCACACCTTCGATTTTCCCACCGAATGAGCAATCGCCTGAGTGCATTGTGCCACACTTTTGACATGATTCCATAGGCATTAGAACACCTCCCGTACCCACTTGATGAACAGACGAACTTTCGGGAACCGGGTGACAGTAGCAGTCAAGAACGGACGAGAACCGAGAGTAGCCTGCACGTATGTAGCGTGGGTAATCAGCAGGTGAACACGTGGGGCCAGTGACACAACGTCGCCAACGAAAGGAATCTTAGCACGTCGCTCAGAGGCAACCAGAGTAGAGCGGTCTTCGCGGCGAACGCTAAAGATACCGTTTGATTTATTGAAGTGTAAGCGCATAGAGCCTCCTCAGATTTCAGGCCAATTGTCATCGGGATAGGTGATGAGCATCAGCAGGATTAAGAACAAGTAGAGGAACATTATGTTATCCATGATGTGTCTCCTAGTAGTGAGTCGTTAATAACGCAAAAGGGCCTCCCGAAGGAAGCCCAGTGAGTTGTTCGTGATTACATCTTGACCGTTGGGTCAGCCTCAGTGCCTCGCCACATGGCCCACGAAGGGTGACGTAGAGAACCGTCAGGAGTCTCCTCCATGTAGTTCACTTGGCACGCCCAGCCGTTGAAGCACTCGCCCGGAGTTCCATCGTAGGCAGTCTCTAAGCTGCGATAATCAAACACGGCCTTGGTGAACTCATCCATCAGTGCCTGAGAGATGTTGTTAGCGGAGACCACGCGACCAGACTCAAGGAGAACCTCGAAGCCTATCACCTTGCCTTCGTTAGCCAGACCCGGCGTACCCCAGTTGAGACCGACGACAACACCATCAGCTTCACACTCAGGTTTCATCTTCCACCAGCCTGACTTCTTGCCACGCTTGTAGATGCCCTGAGGGTCCTTAACAATGAGGCCCTCGTGGCCTTCTGCACGCTTCTCCTCGTAGAGTTCCCAGAGTGACTCATAGTCATACACTTCGTAGGTCTCAGCGAGTTCCCAAGAGATTTCCGGGAAGTGCTCCCGCAAGATAGGCAGAGCGTTCTTGACGTGCTCCTGACGCAGCAGGGTCATCGTGTCATAGTCATCGCCCGACTCAATGATGTCCAGAGGGACGATATCATACAGGACAACCCTAAGCTCGGAGCTGTTCAGGTGGAACGGTACGTTACCCTTAGGGTTGTCCCACTCTCTCTCTACCGCATACTCAGAATACTGATAGTTCTTCGCCTTGAGCCACTTAGTACGCAGTAGGCCGGACCCAGTGTTGAAGTCCACGCCTTTGACCATGAGTTCACCATCAAGCATGAAGCCATCAGGGAAAATCCAACGGTCATCAGCTAACAGTTTCTGCCAGCGACTATCGAAGTTGTTCAGGTGCTCCAGCGCTGGGATGGTCTTAGAGACCCGGCTGAGCCACTGAGCGTTGGCGGTATTGTCTACGCAGATGTTACCACGCACACCATCGTACTTAACGTCAGCAATAAGGTAGCCAGCTACGTCAAGTGCTTTCTTAACGGCAGACTCAACGAACGATACGGCTTTGAACGGATTGGTTTTGATATTCATGATTACGCTCCTACGAAGTATTTTTCTTGGTTAACAACTGAGTCACCCTTCGCGTTACGGAAGGAACCCTTGAGACCACCGCCGCGCTGGGTCTTGTTCAGCTTGCGGCCCTTAGGGATGTAACCTTCGGTCTGCTGACGTTCGCGGGTACGTTCGAAGTTGATAGTGTTCTGGTACATGGTGTAGCTCCTAATGATTTAGTGTGAAGGGACATTCATGAAGGCCACCAGAAGTGATGACCTTGAGTATGTTCCTACTGGTGAGTCGTTATTGTTTCTTGTAAGGACGATAGGCACGCTCAATGCGCCCCGCTACGTCTTCCTTCTTGTACTCGAACTCTTTGCGCTCACCATCAGTGCACCACTGGGTGACGATGTAATGGTCAGGCTCCTCGATTAGCTGGATGCTCGTGACCTCTTTGCCACATGGTCCGACTCCCAGTTTAAACTCAGTCTTCGTCCAGCCTGCCAGTGGGATGTTCGCTGTGAACTTGATGCCACACAGTTTGACCCGCTCGCCCATCTTCTCGCGTAGCTCTTTGAGTTCACGCTGGAGGTTCTTAACGTCTGCCTCAGCGTATTCACGCTCGCGCTTCGCGGTTAGATGCGACTGCATCTCCTCTCGATACCTGCGGTCGGTGTTGTAGTGCATCTCCCGCTCATGCTTTAAGGTTGACTCTAATCGTTGATTCACCTCATCTAGTGACCGGGCCGTGGAGTTGCTCACACAGAACAACGCGAGGAAGATTACAGCGAGAACAAGGAAGATGATTGTTAAAGTAGTCATGATGTTACCTCTTTAAGTTGGACTTTAAGTTAAGACTTAGAGTAAGGGGACCATGTGTCCCCGATAGTGAGTCGTTAATGTCTCAAGCGAACGCGAAGTCACTCTTAAGGATGTCTTGCAGGTTCAGAGAACCCTTGGCTGGCAGTGCTGGCATCTTCTCTAATTGGGACTCGTGCAACTGGTCTGCGAACTGGTCGTAGAAGTCAGCTAACACGTCGTTCTCCTCGTAGGTGGAGACCATTGTTTCACGTACAGCCTTGAAGAGGTTCGCCGCATCAGCCGGGATTGTCCCGAAGCTATCGTGAATCAGCGCGAACGACTCAATGCCGTAGGCTTCATGTGCATGTACCACGGTCATCCTTAAGTGGTTGCCATCCTGACTGTGCACGAAGTTAGGCGCGATGCCCGACTCTTGTTTGTGTGCATCAATCCCTGAGTCCTTATTGGTGTTGATGGTTGGCTGCAAGCGGAACTGACCGAGGAACATCAGGTTCAGACGTGATTGTACTGGCTTGCGGTATTCCTGCCACACCGGGAACCCATCAGGAGTGACCCAGTGAACCGCACAACGAGCGCGTAACACTTCGTCAGTCTTCTTGTCCTTGACCTCAGCCGCTAACAGTTTGGCGCTAGCCTTAAGCCAGTTCATCGCTTCAACCGCTGCGACTACAGTCACGCTCACCGCTTCCCATATCAGCTTAGCCATGTAGCCAGCCGCTTGGTTCGGTTGGGTGAACATCAAGCCCTGACCGTTGTCGAGTGCAGGCTGCACGGTGTCTTCCAGTACCTGTTGACGGAAGCCGAACTCCTTGGAGCCGTAGGCCAGTGTCATCACGGAACGCTTAGTCACCTTGCGAGTCACACCAAAGGCCAGCCATTGTGCAGCCAGTTTAGCGGTCCCCAGTTTGAGGCGCTCAGTGATTTCCCCAGTGTCCTTGTTGACCAGAGTCTCGGTCTCGTCTGCTGTGCCGCTTACAGTCGCCTCTAAAAGCATTTCGTTAACACGCTGCGCAACGATGCCGTAGATGTCTTGTACCTCCTCAGAAGGCAGCAGGTTAACCGCACGACCACCAACCTCATCACGCAGCATTGCGCTAAAGTGTTGGATACCAGAGCAAGACCCATCGAACGCCAGAGGCAGCGAGCACACATAACCCAGCCCGTGGGACTGCACGCCAGCGTACTCAAAGCAGAACGCGAGGAAGCAGAAAGGTGAATCCTGCTCAGCCCACCAAGTGTTTTCCAGTGGCGACTTCGCGCAAGCCATGATGTTCGCGTGGTTGTCCTCAATGAACTTGATGCGCTCAGGGAAGGTCACTTTGTCCACTCCTGCGGTGTTCGCACCGTGAATCTTCAACCAGTAGAACCCTTCGGCCCCGATTGGCTTGCCTTTAGCCAGCGTCAGGAGACCTTTGGTCATGTCGTTGCCCTGAGGGTTGAACATGCTTACAGCGTACACACGACCTCGCCAGTCCATGTTGTATGGGAACCAGATGGCCTTGTGGTTAGCGAACTTGTTGGCTTGCGCCAGCATGAACTCAAGGGAGAGACGACGAGACACGCGGGCCTTGTCCTTGCGGTAGACTGCTGAGGCCGCTTTCTTCCACGCCTTGAGTGCTTCCGGGTTGGTGTCCATATCGTCTGGACGTTGAGGCAGTTCCTCACGCTCCTGCGCTGGGACATCTGCCACCGGGCAGTGCTGCCACTTAGTCACCTGATTGACGACCGCCAGAACCTTCTTGTTAATCTTCCAAGGCGTATTCTGTGCGATGTTCACCGCCTTGTATACCTCAGGCATGTAAACGTCCTCGTAACGTAACAGCGCTTTCTTGCTGTGAGTGCGCACCAGAGCTAAAGGCTTGCGACCGTTGGCCCAGTAGCCTCCACCGATGACACCCGTCCAAGGCTTCGGAGGGACAACACAAGGTTGATGCATCGGGGCGATACCTGCCAGTGCACCAGCACGCTTCGTGATAATGTCCATGTACTCATCAGCCAGCTTGACGTTCTCAGAGTCAGCCCCCGCGATACCGTGGCCTTCACGTTCCAACTCAACGAGACCTGTAGACTCAATCAGCAGTTCGATGCACTTAACGCCTACTTGGATTGTGTCCTCGGCGGTCCAGCTAGACCACGCCTCGCCACCCATCAAGCCCTTGCTCAGCATGTCAGCTTCGACTACCTGCAAGAATGCCTTCTTGTACACGTGGCCCACGCGCTTCTCTAACTGCTCCTGAACGTTCTTCTTAAAGTGCTTCTGTTCAAGGTCGCGGATACGTCCGAAGCGCATTTCCTCTTCGAGTGCCTTGCCTACGGATGACGCTAAGCGCTGCACCACGGTTGACCCGGTAGAAGTCAGGCCACCCAGTACGCACTTGATGGTCACGAAAGCTACTACCTCAGGTTTCACTTCGCGCAAGATGCGTTGAGATACAGAGCGCTTGCCCTTCTTGCCCTTCTTCTCGCCAGTCTCAGGGTCAGTCACGAAGAATGACTCATCGACCCACTCAGTCACACGGGAAGCCATGCGAGGGACCAGAGTCGCTACCAGCGGTTTTGCTGCTGCGTTATCTGCCAGTTCCCCGGCTTGTGCTTGACGGTCCAGCATCTTAAGGAAGCGTTTCTCGCCTAACTCGTAGGCTTCATGCTCAAGGGCTAACTGTTCACGTGCTAAACGGTCTCCATAGTGTTCGCTCAGGGTGTTGTAAGGGATGGCTGCAAGTTCCATCTCGGAGAAGTCGTTACGCGCTACGTGGTTAAGAATGTTCATTTCGTTCCTCACTTGGTTAATAAAGTTTATCTATTGGTGCCTCCAGTAGAAGACACCTAAGATACACCTTGCTAGCCCATAAGTCTAGCCTGCATTGCATCATCAATGTGGAGCGGTAGGCCAGCAGGTAAGCGCCAGACCATATCACGCTGGTGCATCGCTTGGACCTTCTCAGCGAAGACCTTGTGCATCGCGGTGATACTGTGTTCCATGAAAATCTCATCATGTATCGCCCGTCCGAAGTTCAGGAAGTGGCGCTGCGCTATGCGGGCCTCCTCTTGCACCTTAAGGAACGCTAGGTGATTCAATCGGGCCCGCTCAGCACGCTTAGCGTCTTGCTTCCTGTGAAATGCCACACGTTCACGCTTGCGCTTATTCATCAGGCGCTGGCGAACACGACCAGTAGACTCACGGTCACACATAGCCTTGCGGCGTTTAGCCTTCTCGATAACCTGCCGAGCCGCTAATAGTTCAATCTCAGCCAGTAGTGCATCAGGGTCGATAGCGTCGCACTTACTGATAGGTGAGTCTTCCGCTGTGAATGACACTGGGTCGATGATGACCAGCCGCCCGTTTGCGTCCATCATGGCATTGCCCCGGTGCATGTCGAACGATGCAATCCCGTAGAAGAACTTGTGAATCTTGCGGCACGTCTCAATGACTGCTAAATCATACTCACTGAAAGCGGGCCATTCGTCTTGGTCCTTGCAGCACATCACATGGTCGCTCCAGTTCTTATCACTGCTGTAGACCGCTGTGTCTACGTGCTCCCAGAGCGCCTCTAACTCCTTGTGCTCAGCACGTTTGTAACTGAGTCCGTCGATAGGTAATAGCTTGTCCATAACGACCGTGTAACAGCCTGCGTGGCGCTGCACATCGTGTACTACTGGTATCCCCGCTTGACCTTGGTGCATCCGGCAGAAGGCCACATAGGCCGCGCCTGAGTCCTCTTTCTTAAAGCCAACCTTGATGACCTTGCCCGGTAACAATGCGTGCTCATAGGCTGCACTAAAGTGACCATTGTCCAGACGGTTAAACCCTGCGTCTTTCATCGTGCAAGCCAGAGTGTTCCACCAGTCTTGATGTTCAAGCGCCCGGTTCCCTGCCTGAGAGGTTAACTGACCATCTTCTGTCTCGTGGTTCACGATGTCAGCGATGAGTGCCACCAGCATTGGCTGGCGCTGGTTGAGTTCACAGATAGGCAAGTTGCGGATGGTCTCTAAGCGAGCACGGATAGTTTCGTACATGATGTGATTCCTTACAGTGAGTTAGTGAGTTGCGATGTAGAAGATGCCGACCTTGTTGGCCTTGAAGCGTCCGTTTGGTTCACGTGCTGTAAACCGAGGGATAAACCCATACTTAAAGTGACTCAGCGTTGCCTTGTGGTGCATCAGACCGCGCTTAAAGTCTCTCATGAAGTACGCCCCAATAAGAGCGTACATTGTGATGACAAAGAGTGTGACCACTGGTTAATAGCCTCCGGTCAGTGTGATGACCCACGTTGTACCGTTTGCGTTGAACATCAGGCCCCGCTTTACGAGGTCCTCCACAGTATCCATGAAGTCGTTGAATGTCTTACATTCGATGGTCATTAGTCGTTCCACCCTGCACAGGTAAATTGGTGTAACACACAAGATTGATAATCCTCTTGTGCCAAAAACGGGTTTACCCAATGTTTGACCTGTTTACCATACCGCACAACGTAGGTGCTTCCCATTGACCCGTGGTAATACTCACGCAGTGTTACAGTGCATTGGCCTGCTATTTTGGATGTTGCCAGTAACTTACTCATTACATAACCTCCCATACAGCCGTGCCATTAGGTAAACGCTTGCCGAAGCCTTGTTGGTCCCTGAATCGTGCACGAGCGTCCCTTTCGTTGTACCCGTAGCAGGTCATTGAGTAGCACCAGCCGGGAATATGGATGGCGTATCGTTTCATAGTCATATCCTCTCAGGGTTGTTTAGTAATTATCATCAGGCCGCTACGAGCTAACGACCTGTAGTTAATTACTAATAAGCTACGTCTTTCAGTGCAACCTTGAGCATAGTTTCGATGTGCGAATCATTGACATCTGTTATATGCCCGCCAATCACTGTCACCGCGTTATTCTCAGTGATGATTTTGGTTGTCTCGTTAAAGCCTACAGCATGGAAACAATCCCACATAAATCGACGGAATGTTAGACCTTTCGCTTTATAAGTTAGTGCGACCGATTCAATCCCTCCCACGTTGTGTGCGGCTCTGGATTCAATAGCTGAACGCATAGCTACTGCTGTCTCTTTATTTAAGCGCATGGCGTGATTCCTTCATAGTCAAGTGATAATCATAAAGGCCACACATACAGTGCGACCTTGAGTCTATCACTCAGCAGCCTCTAAGGCGATTGCCTTGTTGTGTTCGTACAGTTCCTTAAGTTGTACCATTGCGAGCGACCAATCGAAGCCACAGCGCACCATATCGCTGTAGAACAGTACAGTTTGAGCGGTCAGACCATATTGCGTGGTGGTAGCCATCACTCTTCGTCCTCTTCGCGTTCCTCTTCCTCCTCCTCGACTTCCTCAAGGTATTCGTTGAGTAAGTCCTCAGCTTTTTCCCAAAGGTCAATCGTGAGTTGTTCATAGATGCGTGCTTGCAGAATACTGGTCACGTCCTTGGTGTCAGGCATCAGACCGGAATCTTCGAACTCAAGGTCAATGCCCTCGCTTGCCATTACACTGAAAATGTCACTGTAATAGTGCGGAACGGCGCTATCGGCTGCCTCATGGATTGCGTCACCAAGACCATCAGTGTCACGGATATCATCATAACGAATGTTTTCGTTCAGCATTTCGTAAGCGTGGTCGAAAACGTTGCTGTAAGTCATGTTAGACATAGCCATTTGTGTTACCTCATTGTGTGTAGTGTTAGTGGATATCATAAAGGGCACCTTGCGATACCCTTGAGTTATCCGCTTGGTCTTAACGTCACTACCGCTAGGATAACTCGAAGTATTGTCCCCGGTGTAGTTGTGTCGTCTCAACGGTTGCTATAGTCCCATAGGTCAGAACGAAAGTCAACACTGTTAATTCATCCAGTGGTTATCTTAAGGTGAGACTATAGGTTAACTCTTAGTGTATAGTCTTTATAGTAAGACTGATAAGAGAGAGACTTTAAGTTATCCCTGTAGTGAGTCGTTAATAAGAGTGTTGACACAAGACACCTTAAAGAGTTACCTTAATGACTCACCGGATAGAATCGTCTCTAAGGCTAACGAGACTGCTAAAAGATAGCCACCTTAACCAACTATGTGACCAAGCCATAGGTCACTGCTAAACGATGGCTAACGGTGAAACCTTAGGTAGTGGCTAGTGTCTTCTACTGGTCTTCTCCTCTGGTCTGACTCAAGGTGTCAGCCTCCTTATAGACTGACTCAAGGTGGTGACTCAAGGAGTGACTAACAGATAGGGACACAGAGACGACTAGATGTAGTATCCCAAAGTCACCATAGGCACAACATATAGTGATGTCACTCACCTAATGTATCACCTCAGGTCACACCATAGGTCAGACTTTAAGGCTAACCATAGGGGAATGGCCCACCATAGGTGGACTGAAAGAGGGCCTACGGGGGAACTCGGAGTGTTTACCCTATGAGA